AACTTCGTGCAGAATAACGCCGTCCCACTCGCGATCGCCGCCGAGGAAAATTCCCTCATTGCGCTCGATAACGGACACCTTGGCCGTCACGTCTTCCGCGTCCTGCGCGAAGTCACGGAACACGAACGGATGCGCAAACGCCACGAAATAGCGACGGTTCGAACGAGACTCGACGCTGATCGGGGTAATGCGCGGACGAGCCGCAAGCGCGATACGCTTCAGCATCGAAAGACTGCGACGCGTCAGCTTGTCGTTGGTCGCATCGACGTTGCCGGCGGCAGTCGCGAACGTGGTCGAATAGTTCGATGTGGCCGCACCGAACAGAACACGGTCAGAATTAGCCGTGATCCATGCGTTCTTTTGCGCTGCCGTTGCGATGTCGAACGGAATGTCAGAATTTATGCCGACATCGCCCAGGCGGTCGATGACTTCGAATTTGACATCCTCGTCAACCCAATTCCGAAGGCTGCCACGCGCGGCCTTGCGAAGATCGATCGCGGCGAGGTCGCGATCTAGCTCATGGATTGAGACGCCCTTCTTACGAAGGCGCCAGTAGATGATATCGCCGTACTCGCCCAGCACATCCTCATGACCGCGCAATGGCTGCCGATCGAAGATCGCGCCGCGTGCCATGTTGGTGATGAACTCGAAGGTGATGCCGTTGCCTCGCTTGGACGCGAAGTCTTCCTTCATCACGATCGGATTGTTGATCGAAGTCCCCATGTACATTTGAAATGGGTTCTTCTGGTAAAATTCCGTGGTGAAGTTGTCGTCCCAAATCTGGGGCGTCAAGCCCGCTGTAACCCTGGTCTCAGCCATGGTTTAACCTCATCGGCAGCGTTAACGCTGCATAATTTCCGAAAGGGGGCGCGGGCCGCTGAATGCCGGCGTCGCTGACGGTCCCGCATTGCGGGCTCCAGCGAACGACGTTGGCATGACAGGAGCCGCTTGCGCCGGCGCTTGCTGTTGCTGCGCTCCGCCTTGCAATTCAGCCATAATTTCCGCCCGCAATTTCTCGCGATATGCGGTCGGATCATCGCCGTAAGTGCTCAGAGCGGATTGCGCTTTGTGCCACTTGACCAATTCCCCGTAAGGATGCGGTGACGACATGATCCGCTGATAATCGAACTGCATTGACTTAGGGTTCGACCTCACGCGGTTCTCTAGTTCGGCATAAGCAGCGTTGACCGCTTCCTCGCCAAACTTGTCACTCGCCATCATCCGGGAGAAGTTCTCAACAACCGCCTGCTGGCTATTCTGCAGAGGATCGAGAGCTTGCTTGAGACGAAAATCAACCGCAGCGTCCGGGTTCTCGTAGAAGTCCGGCGGATTGACCGGCTCAGCGGGTTTCTGTGGCGCTCTAAACGCTTCCAGTTGCCGCTGCCACGCCTGTTCACGCTCGCGCAATTGCGCTTCAAAGCGCTCTTGCTGTTTCGCTAGACGTGCATCGAGAGCCTGTATCGGAATGAACCCGTCAGGTGGTCGCTGTTCCTGCGTTTCAGGTGGCGTCGCGGCTTGCTCAGTCGGTTGCTGTTGCTCTTTCGGAGCAAACCGGCCTTGCTCGTCGCGTCCATCTTCGCGCGGGGGTGCTTGCTCGGTGACTTGAGCAGGCGTTTCGGTTTGTTCAGACGTGTTTTCACGCCCGGACATGATTTCGTCCAGATTGGCCATGTGGTTTCCTGTGCGTTAGGTACGATCGCCCGGTGAAGCCCGGCGGCAGCTAATCGCCCGTTCAGCGGCGGCCCGGCCAGTTTTAGGACTTGGCAGTCCATCGCCCTTGACCCAGGCGTCGGGATTAGTTCGGCCTTGCTTCCTGCCGTTGCGCGTTGGCGTGAGCATCGCGCGCAGCTTGCGCCCTAGCGGCCTGCTCTAGCTCGAATTTCTCGCGAGCGAATTGCATTTCCTGCGCGTGCATACGCGACTTGAACGCTAGTTCAGCCTCTTGCTTTTGCCGCTCCATATCCAGATCGGCGGCCTGCTCTTGCTGTTTAGCCTGCGCGTTCAATCGCAACTCGGCCTGTTTAATCTGCATTTGCGATTGAGCCTTGGCCTGCTCGAGCTTCAGTTGAGCCTCGACCTTGGCCGCCTCCGGGTCAGGCTGGCCTTGCCGCGCCTTTTCAGCGTCCGAAATGTCCTTGAGCATTTCCGCCTTGCTGCGGAACGAAGACGCCTTAATGAGCGTCTTTGGCGAGATCGGAAAGCCGGTGCCGGCCAGCTTCGCCAATTCCTGGAATTCCTCTTGCTGCATCGTGCCGACATGCGGCGCGTCGTCAATTTCAATGTCGATATCGAGCTGGGCAATTTCGTTCTTGAGCTTGGGTTGCCCGGTCATCGGATCTATGATCGGCTGCATCGCGGGTTGACCGTCCGGACCAATCGCCGGCTGCCCCGTCATCGGATCAACAACCGGCTGCATGTCCGGCGTGTTCAGCCCGACCCAACGAATGCTGTTGTCGTCATCCGTGACGCGGACCCATTCCTCAGCCTTCCAGAATTGGCGAATACGCCGCCATATCTTGCGATAGGCTTCATGATCCATCGACTTTGCAGTGTCGAATAGCGGGCTTGATGCGAGCGCTCCGCCGGCCTGATTTGCCAGCACAGCCCGGCCGGATGCCGACGCCGCGCCATGCCCGAGCATCGCAGCATTCGGCCCCTGCGCTTCCATATCGTTCAGGTTGAGTTGCAAAAGTTCGGTCATGGCCTGTGCCATGTCATTCGTTGGAATGATGCCGAATTGCTTGCCGAACTCAATTCCCGGCGCCAAATCCACATGCCCGTCAGGCTTGGCGAGTTGCTTCCGCATTTCGAGCGTCGTCATCGCGCCCAACGAGCCTTCGGTCGCATACGTTTGCCGTACGCTGCCAAGGTGCTGAATTTTCGACGCCAGCTTGTTTATCTGGTCTTGCGTGTCAATCAGGTCTCGAATGTCTCCGTAGCGATTATTGTCTCGATCGATGTAGGCAGATCGCCAGGAATATTCGTGTTCTGGGTTGCCGTCGTCATCGAGCCATGGCGAGACGCCTGATTTAAGATATCCGCCCTTAGTAAACTCACAGAACTGCCACTGTCCATCATCGCCAATGTAGTACATTTTGACGACGCGCACCCGGTATCGCTTGTCATATGAAACCCAAGTCCCGTCTTTTGGCTTGTCATCATATGTCCCGCCGACCTGTGCAATCGAAACCGTTTCATCGAAAACCTTGGCAGCGTCCGGCCCATACCTGCGCACCGCATCGTCGCGGTCCATCCAGAGAACCTCGCCCAGGTAATTCGCGTCAGAAAAATCAATCTCTGCCGAGAACGGGTCCCAGAACATGCGATCCCAGCGCGTCCGCTTCACCAGGATGCGAGGATTGGCCATCGGAGGCTTAAACTCAACCGTGACGCTAAACCCGCCCCAGCCGGCAACAACCAGATCCCACCACACATGCGAGCGGATCTGATCGTATCGGTTCGAGCTCACCACAAACCGCAGCGCGTCGGTGCAGTCGTTGGCGTCAAAGTCATGCTTTGGCGTGCGCGGCAAGGCGCGCGGATCGGTGCGCTGCTGCTGTTCGAGACCCTGTAGATATTTGACTTTCTGCCTGATCTTATTCTTAACCACAGCAGCCTGCCCGCGATCCTCAACTGTCTTCGCGTCCTTAGCTTCCCATTGCTTATTGTCGAAATAATCAACGTCGCGCTCGGTGCGCTGGCGCGGGGTGCGGCTTGAGTCTTCCGAGGACTCAAACATTTCGACGAGACGGGTGTGCAGATCCTTCCAATGAGTCTTTGGTGGATCAATCGCGGCGTCTGCCGTAATCGGCATTTGCCCGGACGTGCCGCTCATGGCAGACGCAGGTCCGCGCACGGCAGCCGGTATCGCTTGCGTTCCAAACGGCGATAAGCCCTCTTGAACGCGCGCGATGGCCATTTAGGCGACTTTCCAGTTAATCGTATCGTTCTCAGGACGATCGAACCAATCCCGGCGCGGCCTTGGCATGTCCGCTACAGCCGGCTTGCGACCGCTCATCATTTTATCGAGCAGCTGGCCGATCAATCCGAGCGCGTCAACCTGATCGTCATGTTTCCCGGCGGGGAATGAAAGAAGTTCGCTTCGAAATCCCGGATACCAATCGGCGTTGAATGGTGCATAGAGTCCTTCCAAAGCCATCCGTCCACGGATCGACTGAGCTCTAATAGCCTTATCGCCTCTGGTAGGGAATTGCTCTCTGACGACATACGCTTTGCGCTCCCGCTGTCTGCGATCCAGGAACGGGCCAACGCCCGATTTGATTTGCCCCTGCTCCTCCGCCCAGCCCATCGGCCGCCACTTCAGAACCAGATCACAGAACGCCTCAACCCACACATCGGACGCAGCCTGCTTTCGCCATAGATCGAGCAGATACATGCGTCCTTCCGGATCGAGCCCGACAACCGCATGAACCGTGTAGTCGCCGCCGTCCGCCGTCACGGCATAATCCGAGCCGCCGTAAATCCTCAGTGTCTCGCGCGGCGGTGTTTTTTCGTAAGGCCGCAGCCAATCCGATTTGAAATAATCGCCCTCTTCCGGCGCCGGCTGCTGCTGATACAGCGCCGACCACATCATAGGCGATGACTCAGCCCGGCGTTGGCGCAAATATGCGCCGTAGTTGTACCCCTTCGGATCATCCCACAACAACTCACCCGGCTTGCGGCCGAGCAAATCATCAGCCTCAGCAATTGCCGGTATCGAAAGCACCCGGGCGTTCAGGATGCCCCTATTAATCTGCTCGAGAACCCGGCCGGCGATGTCTTCTTCGTGCCAGCGAGTGTGCATAATCACGCGCCGCGCCGCCGGTTTGAGGCGAGCCGAGAAATCGTCAATGTACCAATCCCAGCGCTTTGCCCTGACTGTTTCGGACCATGCGTCCTCGCGACTGCCGAACGGATCATCAATCAATCCGAGATCGGCTCGAAATCCGCTGATACCAACGCCGGCGCCAACGCCGTAATATTCACCCCCGCTCGTGAGTGCCCAACGATCGGCCGCTTGGCTACTCTGATCCGGCTCGATACCCAGGATCAATGAATTATTCCGCACATCGCCACGAACCTTCCGGCCCCAACGCTGGGCAAATTCAACCGAGTGCGTTGCCGCGAGTACGTTATGCGTCGGATGCACAGCCATGTACCAGGACGGGAACAGGTGCGAGACATACGTGCTTTTTGCAGAACCAGGAGGCGCAAAGATCAACAGATTATCAATCACGCCAAACGCGATATCTTCCAGCCCGTTGATAATCAGACGATGGTGCGCGGCGGGCTCAAAGCCCATCAGCCGCGAATATTCAGTTAAGCTGCGCCGGGTCGAGCGGCGCTTGATCAACTCCTGCGCCGCTTCCTGCCGCGATAGCTGCAAGTTCATCATCGTTCAGATCTTTTGCCGCCTTACTCACTGCCACTTTCAATTCCTGCGGAGCCTTGCCCCAGCCGCGATCAAGCAAGCTATTCGCCGCTGCAACGCGCGCCGACTCCTGTTCACCGTTCTGCGCGATACCGGCCAAAGTGCTAATTGCTAGATCCGTATAAGATCGCGCCAAAGAACGAATATCCGCTGGAGCTTTAGCCATTTACGCTACCCGTCTATCCTCAATTAGGTCGCGGAGGCTTTTCATCCTCATCAGGATCCCCGACCTGCTCAACCTTGAGCTTTCCAATCCTGACCAAGGCCGCCATGATCGCGCTCGCCATGAAAACATTGCTGCTGATCGCCCTTTCCCTCGCGGCCTTGCCGACCTCCTCAAGAATAGGCAAGGGCAGATCAATAACGACCTGCACGAAGTCTGCGTTTTCGCAATCGCACTCGTCGCCATGATCCATGATTGACCCCTAAACAAAAAAACCCGGCGGCACGATTCCTTGGCGGGATCAGCGTGCGCACCGGGCTCTAAGAAAAAAACTGCGCCGAACTCCCCAGCAGGCGCAACAATGGAACATACTGAAATTAGGTGTTCCAGCGTTACGCGTCAAGGGCCTCATGTAATCCCCCACAACCCGGCCAGCATTTCGCCCGCGATCTTAAGGGCCATTGTGGACTCAGAGCGGGCCTGTGGTGCGTTTCCGAGATGGACGCCCGCTGCTAGGGGCAACTCGTGACAAACCACACGCTCAACCACGTGTGAGGCAATGAGCCCTATTTTCTGAACTGCCCGCCGGTACTGCTGCCGATGGTCCGCCTGCTGCTCGGTTTTCGCCATGTGTGAAAAGTTCGTCGCGTCGCGCGCAAATATCCGGTTTGCGTCCACTGACGACAGCGAGCCGCCAATGCCGGCATGATACCAGTGATGCTTGAATTTCATCAGCGCCCGGTAAGGAGCCGGATCGATCGCCCCGCGTGACAACATCCGATCGAGCGGGCTGTCCTGAATGGCAATGACCGTCTTGCCTTCCCGCTTGAAATGCCCGTCCGCGAATTTAAGCCGCTCAGGCGTCGGGCCCATAACCCGGCTTTCGACTGTGATCGTCCTAGTTTTGTACTTCGCGCTCATGTCCCGCATTCCTCGTATCGCTTGATGACCTCGGCGCCGGGGAACCGATTTTTAACGGCGCCGATGAACTTGAACGCCTCGACCGACGCCATGAGAGACGCGACCTCATCAGGCGCAATCCAGATCACGTCCTGACCATGAATTTCGCGCACGCGATCCAGCGCCGCCTTTTGCGAGCCAATCGCAACCTTGAGACCGGTCTTGGGATCGGAACCGAGCATGTAAGCGTCGTCTTCGGCCCCGGCCGCTTCCAGAGCCCGGACCGCAGCGGCGTACCCCCGACACATCGCCGCGCCGTGCGTCTCAACCTCGGCAGCGGT